CATCAGTGCATCGCGGATATTGTCTTTGTCTTGTCTGGTTAATCCTTTCATAGTTTGAATAGTATTTAATTGATTATTGATTATTGTTTAAAACCTGTCCAATGCCAGCTCATCCAGTGTCATATTGGAAAGTGCCTTGGTGTATTCCCCTACAGTGGAATAATCGGCTTCATTATAGATTTCGGTTTCCTCCTGTTTGCGTTTCTCCGGTAGGGAGAGAGGAACGGAAAGTTTACCATGGTCATACCTTTCACGACATTCGTCCATTTTCTTCCTGCTGAGATTTTTAGGTTTCGGGGTGGAAAGGCCGAAAAGTTCGGCTGCAATACGCTCGTCAAGGTCAAACCGTTCGCCTTCCAGTTGGATGGCGGCCATGGTCTCCTTGTTGCGCTCAATGGTACGCCGCATGAAGCCGCTTTCCTCAGGAGTACGTTCCTGGGTGGCCCGACTGACAGAAACTTTTGGAGTGGCAGTGGCACTATACTTGGCACCGGTGGCGGTATTACGCCACAATTCCACGCGGGTCATGTCCATGGGATCATACATTACAGTGAATTCACGTCCGGTATTGCGGAGCGCCCAGGCTTCATCGCGCAGACCGTCGGCTGCATATACATCATAGTGGTATTGCTGTTTGTCAATCTCAAACCGCAGGCCATAATTGGTGTACGTTACAGCTTTGGGATGACACAGCCAGAACATCCTCATCATGTCGATTTCATTAACAGGCACAGCCTCGGGGTTCTCGCTCATACGATACATCTCCATGTGAGGAATACCGGTGGCGAAGTGCTTTTCCTCATTGTTCCATCGGTTACGGCATTCCTTGTAAATAGCCTTCAGCTCCTCGAGTGTGGGAAGCGCATAGGCATTCTCCTCTATGAATTCCAGGTTGGGCTTACTATTCAGTTTTTTGGTATTCACATTCTGTCCTGTGAAATGCCAGATGGCATGAAGAACCTGCGCCTGAAAACGGTAGAAAGCATTTTCGATCGTTTTGGATTGTCCGTTATAGGGCATCGTGGGGCGATGAAGTATCGTAAGACGTTGGAAGAAACCTGCTGCATCACCTTTCTTATGTCCGCCCTGGTTATCAGTCACAATCTCATAAGGACGGCTGCCGGAGACTTCAACGGCCATACGGTAAGCCCGGTACTGGCTGTCAAAATTCTCATTCGGGGATATGTCATACCCAAGCAAAGTCTCACTGTAAGCGTCCATCACTTCATATACGCTGGTGGTACACATCTTTCCTTGTTCATTTTTGTAGTAGAGATTTAGTTTGGTACCATCGCCATACCATAATGCATCACGCATCTGCGGGAGGCTGGTCTTCATCAGACTGGCATACTTGGCTTTCCACTTCTGCATGCCGTATACGGCCGCATACCACATCGGCATCACGGCAGGGTCATTAAGATAGTTCTTTATGGTAGTAGGTGATTTGATGATATTCAACCCGCGTTCTACTGCCTGACGGTTATACTCATCGAAGATCTGCGCCTCGGTATAGCGGGGAACAATGCTTCGGCGAAGTTTCAGCAACAGACGGGCCACTTCGGGAACTACGACACGTGCCGCCTGGTTGCCCGTATTCTTGTTTACAAGGGCGATATATCCGGTCTTCTTGTAAGCGTTGAATTTCTCGCGGAGACGGGTTGCGGGCAGTGTATGCCCATATCGTTCGCGCAGCTTTTCACATGTACCTTGCACCGTTTCCCACACGATGGATTTACGGCTGTAACCGCACTTGCTATGCAAGGCTCCAGTCTCTTTCTCCACGCGGATCAGTTCATTCATCACCTCGGCATTCAGTACATATTCTGCCTGACGATCCAGTGAGATGGCGGGCCGGTAGGTCTTATAAAACTCTACAGCCTTACTGTCACTACGGATGATATTGCTCATTAGTTGTTCTTTCATCTCTTCCAAAGCATTGGGATAAAGTCTGTCGTATGCCTCACGAATAAGGGCGGGAAGACTGGTGTAGTCTATAAGGGCGTAGGAACCGGCTCCTTTTCCGGGACGTACAACTCGGAGTTTGCCTTCACGTACTTTCTTTTTGTAATTCGGCACACTTAATATTCTTCCTTGCGAAACCAGTTCAGGAAAAGTGACACACCTTATTTTACCGTACATTTCCATAATCAGAAACTTTTCTCTTTTATTAGTGCAGGCCCCGGCATCGAACCGGGGTGATAGCCACCTCTTACAGGCTCTTTTCCTGCTCTTTATTGGGGATACTCATCGAAATACCAATTACTGCTGCCAATGCTACCATGATAAAGCCACTTGTGTTGTCTCTCGCTGTTGCATCCACACTGCAACCCAGCCAGAAGCCATAAATCAGGCCTACGGCAATAGCTATTTTCTGGATTCTTCTTAAAGTTTTCATATCCTATACTACTTATAAGGTTATTACTTTTTCATACGGATTATCTATCAATGTAACTTCATACATTTTACATCCATGATTCAGTGCATAAGCACGAAGAGTTTTCGCAAATGGTGAGTTCGTCTCAAAATTCAGTGCCGAACGTACAGTACGTGTAGTAGTAAAAAACTGTTTGGCGATAGCTTCTTGTTGTGAAGCGTCTGCCTTGATAAATCCACACCCTTTTTTTTTATGAGGAACAATATGTCTTGTGTTATATTTATAAAGTCCCATTGCATTAAGGTGGTAACTAAGCGTTCCTGAAGATTTTAAACATCTCCATCCTCTATCTACTGCTTTCATATTATATAGGGCGAGAAGTTGTGTAAAGGGTATATTAGGATTATTCATGAACGTCTCTCGTAAAAACTGCAAACCAGCTCTGTCCATCTTATTACATCTTGCCATAACATATTCATAAAGTTACTGTACCATTAACTATCACCTCTTTCACATTCCCATGAGAGTCCAACACCTTCACCGTACGCTTGGCAGAGTCCGTCACATCAATAATCTCCACCAACTTACCACCATTGATTAGGGCAGCTTCCCTAATTTTTGCGGCTTGCACGCTGTTACGTTTGAAGTCAAGCGCATAACACACACTGCGGTGTGTTACATTGAACATCCGGGCAAGTTTCTCTTTGCCTGAAGCACTCAGTTCAATCTTCTTTCTGATTTTGTTCTCCATATCTAAATTCTGATTAAAATAATTCTTATCTTTGGGGCTGTTCTGCTTGAACACGGTGCAAATCTAAGTGATAATTTTCAACCGCGCAAATAAATGCGTGATAATTTTCATCTATATGGGTAATATTTTATCAAGAATTCAAGAAATAGCTATAAAAGAGGGGATAACTATCACTGCTATGGAACGTAGTATTGGTGCCAGTAAAGGTGTGTTATCAAGAGCTATAGCCAATGGTACCGACATTCAATCTAAATGGCTACAAAATATAGTTGAAAATTATCCCTTGTATTCTGCAGATTGGCTTATCACAGGACGTGGCTCTATGCTCCGTCACGAGTCCACATCCACAAATTCCGCTTCTACAGCGTTGCTGTCTATCAATGATAATTTTGTTTCAATCCCACTGGTGGACATCTCTGTTGCAGCAGGCTGCTGTGGCTACGATAACCCCGATTATTTGGAAGTAGTAGATACTATAAAGATGCCTTCATCCATGGTACACAATAGCAAAAAGTATTTTTGCGTCCGCATTAAAGGAGAAAGTATGTCTCCTACATTATTGGATAGTTCCTACGTTATCGTGAGATTGCTCGACCGTTCTGAATGGCAGGACATGCCCGACCAGCACATCTATGTTATCAGTGACACTGATGGGCGTTCATATATCAAACGCATCAAAAACAGATTTCGCCAACATGGGTTCCTCGTTTGTATGTCAGATAATGTAGATAAAATCAATTATCCCAATTTTAATTTGGAAGCTCAGGAGATAAACACCATACTTCATGCTGAATGGTATTTCAGTGCTAAAATGCCGAATCTGAATGAAACATATTATGATAAAGTTAATCAACTGGAAGATGATATGGATGTAATGAAAGGGCAGATGGTGCAGATACAGCAATTGTTGCGTGCTATCAATGTAAAGTAAGAATAGAAATAAGAAAATAGCAAATTGGATAAGTTTACTCGCAGGTATTGCTGGTATTATTGGTACTTGGAAGGCCTGCTCTTAGTTCGTTGACTTTTTCCAATATTTTAGTGTATAGCTCTCGATATCCTGCATCTTCGATGCCACTTATATATCCATTAATAGGTTCATATCCGTTTACTGCACAAAATAGGATTTCGAGTGCATGCTGATACCGTGGAAGTTCCTTGTGCGAATAGAGAACCTTGCGGATGATATTTCTTTTTATAATAGGAATATCTATTTTCATTACTAAATAA